AGCAAGATCGACACTATTTGAGTGTGATGAAAATTATGCCTTACCAGCGACGCGGTCAACTGCTTGGCATTGATCGTAGATATTTTCACAGTAGTGATGACTTTAACACCAGAGGTATCAATAGCAAGAAGTTTGTTCAGGTTAATGTTGACATCAAACAATAATATAAAGGTGAAACAATCGATTAATATAACTATCGAGCTAGAATTATATTTAGGAGTCACCTGGCCAAAGTATACTGTTAATCATGCATTGTCGTGCAAGGAAACTGAAATTAGTAAAAGAATAAAAAAGCATAAAGTTGTTGTTGATGATGTTACTTCGCCGTTAATTCTCGATTATTCTAAATCCGAAGGCGAAACAGTTACCAGCAAAAATGGTGAAATTTTGTTTGATCAAAAACTCAAAGTTAATAAAATATGGGTTGATAACATATTATTAGAACAGGATCTAGTTAAATATAATATGTCACAGTTTGATCCAAATTATAATACATCTTATATTGAATACTGCGAACAGAACCAACTTACAGTAGATCATGGACCGTTGCAGATACTTGAATTCTTTCACTCTGGAAAATGGAAATTTTTGTTCCAAGTGCCTTTTTGGAACTGGTATAACAATCTCATGAGAGAGCAGGTTGCTGGTAAGCACAACAAAAGTGATCTAGAGTCATATTTTGGAATAGAAGATAATGACAACCAACAGTTGATATTAAAATTAAAAGAACTTCTTAGCAATGTTTAAACAAGTATCATTAATAGCTCTCCCTAAGCAAGACTTCTTGCGCCCACCTGGTGCTTTGCCTATACTTGCGGCTGCTTGCGAAGCCAACAATGCTGAGTATAATGTATACGATTTTAACCTGTGGTTGAAAGAAAACGTTGAGCCTAGTATCTGGCAAGAAATTGACGACAATTGGAGCGACTCGTTTGTTGCTAGCCACATGGATACCATGTGGTATAAAGAATTCTTAAAATTCCTCAACATATATGTTGATAAAATAATGTTGTCCAGTCCAGATTTAGTATCAATTAGCATATTCTCAGACTATGGATGCTTTTCTGCGTTTGAGTTGATCCAGGCGTTAAACAGTCGACCCGACAGAAACACTTTTAAAATTGCTATTGGCGGTACAGGCATCCGAGCTAAACTAAAGATATTGGAATTTAAAGAGTTTTGTACTTTTTTATTATCTGAGCAAAAAATAGACTATTTTATATACGGCGAAGGTGAAGTGGCTTTTTCAAATTTACTCAAGGGAATCGATTATCCAGGAATTAATAATTTTGATGCTGTGCAGATTGATGATCTTGATTCTTTACCTTTTCCAAGTTACAAAAAAATAAACCCGTGGGATTACAAATACTTAACTACACCAGAATTAACTATAACTGGAAGCAAGGGCTGTGTAAGAAAGTGCACCTACTGTGACGTAGCAAAATACTGGCCTAAATTTAAGTACAGGAGTGGACAAAATCTTGCCGACGAAATGTGGCATTACTATAAAACTTTAAATATAACAAATTTTGAGTTTAGTGATAGTTTGATCAACGGATCAATGAAACAGTTTGAGGAATTAAACAAGGCTATTATTAGATATAAATCCATAGACAAAGACTTTACCCCAAGTTACAAAGGACAGTTTATTTGTAGGTCTAAAAACTTAATGCCCGAATCAAGTTATCGAGAAATGCAGGAAGCAGGATGTAAGTACATTTATGTTGGTTTAGAAAGTTTTAGCGATCCTGTACGTCATTCAATGGAAAAAAAGTTTTCCAACAAAGATTTTGAATGGCATTTAGAAATGTGCGGCAAGTATGGTATTAAAAATAGCTTGTTGATGCTAGTTGGTTATCCAACCGAAACATTAGATGATCATCAACAAAATCTCAGTGCATTAAAAAAATATCAGGTATATGCTCACTCTGGTATTATTTCAATGATTGTTTTTGGATATACAGCAAACATATTAGCAGATACTCCGTTGTATCATCAAATGGATGAACTTAAGATAACAGAGGAGTACAGCAACGGTAGTGAGTTTTCGACTTTTAACTGGGTAAGTTTAAAAAATCCAACATTGAATCTCAAAGAAAGAATCAGACGATGGATAGAACTTGTAGAAACTGCAAATTCGTTAGATTATTTGATGCCTCGAAACAAACATATTCTTAGCTCTTTTATAAATTTACTTACACAAACTTCAACAAAAAAAAAGGCTTTTAAGTTACATCCAAGTTAATGTTAACCTATAGTTCTGTCGACGAATATCAAATTGAAATAACTACATACTGCAATGCGGCTTGTCCGCAATGTCCACGTAATCTCTGTGGTTACGGAAAGAATCCATATATGCCATTGGTGCATTTAGACGCTGACATATTGGATCGTGCATTTTCCGAAGATCTATGCCAAAGACTAAGACAAGTATTCTTTTGCGGCAGTTACGGTGATCCCATTATGCATCCTAAGTTCTTGGACATACTGAGAACTTTTAGACAAAAAAATCCAACACTATGGTTGTACTTTCACACTAACGGAGGTGTACACAACGAAGACTATTGGCAAGAAGTAGCGGATATAATGGCAGGCTACGGACAGATAGACTTTGGCATTGATGGTCTAAGTGATACACTAGATTTGTATCGTAGAAATGTAGACTATGATAAGGTTATACGTAATGCTAGAGCGTTTATTGACCGCGGTGGAAGAGCACAGTGGAACTACCTTGTATTTAAACACAACGAACATCAAGTTGAACAAGCAAAGCAACTAGCACAAGAGTACGGCTTTTTTAACATCTTGATACGCAAAACTGGGCGGTTCTTTGATCATAAAAATCTGGTTGAATTCAACAGTTGGCCTGTGTATAATAGCAAGGATGATGTAGCATACCAGCTAGAGTTGCCTACACAAGAGCAATACAGAAACAACAGTATGCTAGGCTTGACTAGATTAAAGACAGAGTATCCGGATATTAAGGATTACTTTGCCGAAACAGAAATTAGATGTGATGCAGAAATAGGAAACAAGGTGGCAATAAATGCAGAAGGTGTTGTGTTGCCTTGTAATTTCTTTAATCATAATTTGTATGATTTAAGATTCCACGATACAGATGCACTGCCAAGAGCAAATGCACTTAGCGGAATACCTAATCAAGTTAGAAAATTCTTAGATCAATACGGATTAAACAATTTGTCTATTAAAAACAACAGTTTAGCAGACATATTCAACAACAAGTTTTGGCAAGACTTGCACAACAGTTTCACAGGCAAGAGGCTATTTGAATGTGCAATGACTTGCGGTAAACGTTTAACAAAGGTTTGGGACCAAGGAGGTAATCTTAGATGAAAATATTAGTAACAGGCGGCAATAGAGGATTAGGCAAGCACCTGGTAGAGGAATTTGATACTGCCGACGGGATCAGTAGAGCTGACGGATTTGATATTACAAAAAACATAGACGATATTGCGGCTCGCAGTGTAGAGTATGATGTAGTTATCAACAACGCATTTGATGGTCCTCCACAAGAAGATTGGGCTAACTTTGGCCAGGCCAACTTGTATATAAAAATTTACGACACATGGAAAAAACATAACAAATCAGGTTATATTTTTAATATCGGTAGTGTAGGTGAGCAGAGTATTGTTGCCCCGGAACCACGTTGGGAAACATATAGAGTCAGCAAAGCCGCATTAGCACATGCTAGTAAACAAGGCACACAAGCATTTAAGCAAAACACAGTACCTTTCAGGACCACTCTCATCACCCCTGACAGATTAGATACAGAACTAAGTCGTAGCAGACCAAATTGGACTGGTAACGGAATAAACCTGGTAGACATTTCAAATTTTATCAAGTATGCTACACAGACTCAAGATAACACTTGCATAGAAGAAATAACTTTTTATTGTGCGTTAGATTATCAAGCATAACTACGTGTAATGTCATGGTTATTTGAATCTAAAGAAATAGAAACACTACCTGAGGATTGTGTTGGGTTTGTATATCTTATTACAAATAATATCTCTGGCAGAAAATACATTGGCAAGAAATTGGCTAAGTTCGCTAAAACATCCTACAAGGTGGTTAAGCTAAAGAACGGAACCAAGAAGAAAAAGAAAATTCGCACAAAGGTCGATAGCGACTGGCGTGAATATTATGGCTCAAACGATCAATTGAACAAAGATGTTGCCGCTCTAGGGCAAGACAACTTTACCAGAGAGATCATATATTATTGTAAAACCAAGGCAGAATGCTCATACATCGAAGCCCGCGAACAATTCACACACAAAGTTCTAGAATCAGCAGATTACTATAACGGACAAATCTCTGTCCGTGTCCATGGCTCACATA